ATGAAACGATTATTATCATTATTAACAGTGTTATGCTTATGCTTAGCTCTTATTGCTCCTTCAAGTATTGAAGCAGCTACATTAACACTTAACAAATCAAAGGCAACATTGGAAGTTGATGCAACATTAATACTTAAATTAGGAAGTTTAAATGGAACTGATTCAAATTGGACAACTAGTAATAAATATATTGCTACAGTTTCAAAAGATGGTGTTATCACCGCTATCAAAGAAGGAACTGCGACAATCACAGCCACGTATGATGGCTCCAGCTATAAATGCTCTGTCAAAGTTGTAGACAATAATAAGCCTACTTCACAGCAAGACACACCACAAGATATAAAAAAGACTTCTGTAAGCAAGAACTCTCAAATTAAAGGAGTAAAATGATACGATTCAGGTCAATACAAAGTTGGGACTGATTTGAAACAGGGCGAGTACGTTTTAATAGCAAATGATTCAAGTGGATATTTTTCAGTAACATCGGATTCAAATGGAAGCGATATTCTTTTTAATGATAATTTTAAAATTAATTCTATTGTAACAGTACTTATATCTCCGATGTGGCAGCTAAGTTTCTTCAAAATCAGGAGAAACTAAAAAATAAGTGAGTCAACTTCCTTACAAGTATGGAAATGAAATTGACGTTGATTTTTTGGATTTATGCAAAGATAACGTTCACTACTTAAGGAATTTCAAGTGCGGATTTAATAACATAGATAAGTTCATAAGAAACTCCGCACTAAAAGACAGCGAAACAGTTACATATTTCGCAATCGATAAAAAATTAGATGTTGTTATAGCTATCCTTACTATTTCTTGCTCAGGTATTTTAGTAGACAATAAAAGCTTTTTAAAAAGATATAGATATGTTGTTCCTGCAATTGATATTAGATACTTTGCTATCAATGAAAAATTTCAACATATTAAATACTCACAAAATGAAAAAGAACTGACACTAGGTCATCAAATCTTTTTACTCTATCTGAGTAAAATAAGAGACATATCAAAAAACATCTGTGGTGCTACAAAGGTTATATTGTATTCAGTACCAACTGCATGTAACTTCTATAAAAGATGTAAGTTTAAAGAGTTTGCAGAATACATGACTAAAGATGAAAATCCGTATTTGAAAGGATGTAAACCAATGTTTTTGAGCCTAAATTAACCCCAACGGAATTAATCCATTGGGGTTCTTTTTTTTCTTCCAAGCATTTCAAGTATCTCCCTAACATTCTGGTCTGTATCAGGACCATATATCCCATCAGGCTCTACATTAATTAATTTCTGAAGACTTTTCACATCTTCACCGCGCATATAAGGGTTAGTGAGCTTTAATACTCTCTTTTCCTCAACACGTTGGATCCATGGAAGTTCACCGTGCTTACACCACTTCCCTTGGTAAGACATCTTTGTGATTGCAACCTTATTAAGACTAGGCGTGCATTCCACACACATACTATCGCCAAGATAAAGCCCAACATGGCCACTGAACCAGATTACTTCCATTGGTTTAATATTAGTCATATCAGTTGATACGTTTTCACAGAGCTTGATCAGGTTATCTGCATTGATGTCTGGTACCGTATTGGATAAGTACGTGCCTTGTTTACCATCTTTCCAGCCCCACAGAACCGCTTTAATAAGGTTCACACAGTCGAACCCATGGTAACTCTTGCCTATCAACTTTTTAAGGGCTGTAATACGTGCTGACGTGTACCAGGAAGGGATCTGTTTTGCTTTCGATGTAATAATCGAATCAGTTATTAGATGACCTGTCCCACCTAGTAAGTAGCACGTGTTAAAATTATTAACGATATCAAAAACTTTCTCCTGAAACTCTTTGTCCGTCATGATCTTCTTATATGCCATCTTTATCACTCCTCCTATCTGTAGAATCTGCTTTATTCTCAACTTTGCCTTTAAGTACCGATATTGCATTAACTAAGAATTGGGGTATGTTTGCTCCCATTCGTCCTGCATTCTCTGTTATGGAAAGCAGTTCATTTAATATAAACAGAACTGAAATTAATAAGCAAAAAAATGTTGATGTAGGCATTTCAATACCCAAATATCCTGATGTCTTATAAATTAAAAAGTCTAAGATAAATGCGACACCAACAATCAAAATATACCCAAACTTCTTAATGATTCCAAGCAGCCCCTTCTTACTGTTCCACCCCTTATTTTTATCCTCCGGATGCTCAATGCTTTCTTTTTTTGATGCAGCCATCCCAGACAAGAAATCGACAATGATACAAAGGGCAAAAATGAGAAACACCCACCATAAGATACCTAATTTAGCTGTGAAACTAGCTGTTACCGTAGCAAATGCACCTTGTATTGCATAGACTTTAATTTTTCCCATTCCTTCCTCTTTTCCGCATACAAAAAGAGCACCCTCTTGGATGCCCTATGTATGCTAAAATTTCTTTATGCTGTTTGATAAGTAGTGTTAATTTGATCTACTAGCTCCTGATACTGTACTGCATCAATACGTTCTGCCATATAGAAAACATCACAGTATTGAAGTACACTTTCTTTAGTTCTTTTTCTACTCTCTATGAGTCTTTTCATTAATTCAAGAGTGTCCACCGTTCTTCCTCCTCTCTTATAATCCTAATTCTATTTTGCAGACTCTAAAATCAAGATCTAATTGTGCAAGATCTTGTTGTTCTTGCTTTTTCATGATTCGTTGTAGTGCGTAGTTTTCTCTTTCAAATTGTGTATATCTTGACAATTCACCTTCAGCGCTAACGTCACCTGCAATAACTTCATATAAATATAAATCAAAATCGATTTCACTATGACATGTAAACCTAGACTGCTCGAAAGGTGTTTCCGATTTTGCTAGTATGATACATGATTGTTCATGATATTTATAATACATTTGTTACCTCCTTATAATTGTGGGGCAATATGTGTAAGATTACCTACGTTTCCACCACCGTGATTAACTAACCATTTTGTTACAGTTACAGCTGTAACAGTACCATTGCTGATAGTTGGTGTTAACATAACAGAATAATAGTTTCCGTCTGATGAGTGCATAGTACAATACATATTCCCAGCTAAATCAGAACTGTTGATTACACCGCCTTGGAAATAGTCAAACGCACCACCACTAGTCAATGTAATGGTACCACTGTTACCACCACCTGCTGAGTTATACCATCTCAATGTTGTTCCTGAACCTGCTGGAGCTATATAAATCCCTTCTGCCACTTTAACTGCTTGTTTAAGAGGTACAAAATTATCTGTGGTTATAAAGTATTCTATATCCTCATCGTAAGTACCAATATATGAGTACTGCCCTACTCCATAAAACTGATTGCCAACAAAACCAGCCTCATCCCTTGTGTTATCTACAATTGGGCACATATTAGGTTGGCTGCCTCCGTAGTTAGCAGATATTCTACCACCAGTTTTATACTTACCATCAAGACCTTTTACTACGATTTGCACCCAGTTATATCCCGAAGCTTGGTCTGTATAACTGTTATTAGTAGTTACTGGGAAAGCAATACGGGAAGCATCGTCATTCATAACAAAACATTTCATTTGCCACAAATCACGAGTTTTCCTAGTGGTATACCAACAATCTTTCTCAACCATTACTCCGTTTTCAACTTCGTAAGCAACAATTCCAGTGCCACCTGAACCGAAGTTAACGTCACAAAGAAAGATAATTCTACCGTTCTTAGATACTTTAGCGTATCTAATCACCATAGCTCCTAAACTTGTAGATAGGACATTATAACTTTTTGACCATATTTCTGACCACACATCGCCTACTCTATAGTAAACTCTAAAGGTAGTGTCACCACCCCAAATAGAACCACTTATTGCTATTTTTCCGTCACCACTAAATTGTGTAAGAGCACCAAGTTGAGCACCACCAATTAAATTAGGCATTGTGTAATTTAATAAAAGAGAATTGTCAGCTAATACATTATAAATTTTATTGTTTGTTTGCAGATATTTTCCTTTTGTACAAATAGATACCCAGATTGTACCATCCCATATATATGATGTTTCAATATCAAGCACTCCATTTGACTTGGAATAAACAATAGGGTAGTTGTCTAAGATTATCTGAACAATATTGCCACTGTTAGAGAGGTTGTTAAGTGCCCATTTTGTGGCAGTATAAGCAGTTGTTAGAGTAATAGGAACATCTTTAGAATTAGTAATAGCTATGCTCTGAGAAATTTTTAATTTATGAGGGTCTAGTGGTACAATTAACTGAATGGTACCGTCTACTGCATTTGCTTTTAAAGCTCTATCAATTACTACATTAGTAATTTGATTGGAAATATCTGCTTTTATCCAAAGATGCCCTGTTCTGATTGGTATAGGCTGTGTTAATTGAATGGAGATTGGTATATCTAGTGGTTTACTCTCTCCTTGATTTCCACCTCTTCGTGTAATTATCCCATCTGCCATACTAACCCACCACCCTTAATATCAAGTTTAGATTTATTGAAGGTTTCTTTTTATTACATCTTACCGTAATACTTCCATCGGATGTTGTTACCTTCGATACATTGGAATAAGCACTTTCTTCAGCCATTGCTGTTGTAATATCATTAGACAGTACAACATCAACAAAAGGTATATCAGTCTGCTTGATTCCTTCTATTGTTACGGTTTGTGTAAAAGGAGCTACTGATCCTACCCATTCATCAGAAGCTAATGTAACTGTAAAAACTTTCGAAACTCCCGCCTTGTCACCTAACGCTTTGTCAATTTTATCGAGATTTTCATTTATCCTTTGTACGTTATAAAATTCATTTTCGTCATCTTTTAGTAATCCATAATTTATAGTTGACGTTGGCATTTTATGGTAGCACCTCATTTCTTAATTGTTCATGTGTGTAAGCAGATAACTGCTTGTGTGTAAATCTGGCCACTTCTTTATTGGTGTTAAATATATACTGAAAGGAGTAACTTAGATGAGCTGGTTTGATTTCTTCAATCGTAAGAATAAGATCAGACATATTTGCCGGTATTCCTTTTGTTCCCACAAACTTAATGATAAAACTATAATTGAGTGGGTTTTCAATCACTTCAACCTCTCCATTGCTGTAAGCGGAAGCGACTTGTTTAATCATATCTTTCGTTGTCGTGCCTAATCCTCTTAATTTAGCCTGAATTCGTTCACGACGGAACATATTGCTCTTTGATAGATCAGTAGGTATGTCCAATGCCTTTTCCCATGCAGCAAGTCCCCATGTTGCAGTCTCGGTAAATAATTGATTAAATAAATCATTTCTTGCATTTAGGAGGTTGTTTATAACCTCCGTGAAAGCATTTTGTAGATCAACCACTTGCTCACTATTTTTATAGTACTCTGGTAGTAAATCTATTAATGTCATCACGAAACCACCACCGATCCAATAATAGGTACCTGGTTTTCTTCTACCTCTATATTTGAAATTTCTCCATTTACATGTAGTGACGTGTAGTCAATTACTCCTGGAATATCAAGCAATATATATGCAATTCGGTTATAAACTACCGTGTATGTTTCGAACGCAATACCTTGTAAGTATGATATTAAAGCATTTTCAAAGGTTCTTTGTACCGCTTCTATAGTTGTGCTATTGCTGATTGATATGTCGGCGGTTACATTAATGTTCAGGCTTACTGCGCTTTCTACAGTCACCATAGCCCCGATTGGACGTTTTTCATCGATGTGTTCGAAACATTTTGATACAATTGTAGAATCAACTGGCTCTTTGTCTATGCCAACGATTAGCACCTTTACGGTTCCTGGACCATTCCATAAAGGTGTGATTTTAGCATTGCCAACTCCGTTAACTTCAAGTGCCCACTGTTTATAATGGCTTGTATTACCAGATGTTGATGGATTTTGTAAGTAGTTATAAAGTCTTGCTACTAAAGAAGTGTCCGTCTCCGCATCCGTTCCTCCAGTTGCTGCACTGTTAGTAATACTGGTTATCCCGCTAAGACTAACAAATTGCTTCGTGATTGTACCTGATGGAACGTTATTAGCTTCTCCAATCTCAGCAGCACTTACCGTTACGGTTGCAACTCCGCTAGAAATCGTAACGTCTTCAATGGTTCCAAATTCTTTTCCATCTGCTGTTAAAAAGACTTTAGCTTTTGGAATTATCGTTCCATCAGTTCCTTTTATGGTTAATACTGCGGTTGCTTTACTTCCAGGCTTTCGTAATATCCCATATTCTGCACATCGCTTATCAATGTATTCTCCTGATGAAGCATCTACAAATGCAATCGGTATGATTGCATCAAGAGATTGATAATTCTGCCACATTTTATACGAAACAGCACTGATCATGTCATTAAAAAAGCTACCCTCTCTAACATCAATTTCAGAGGTCAGCCTGCTTAGTATATCATTTTTTATCTGTTCAACTTTTAATTCCTCATACATTTACATCAACCTCCCCGTAAATTGTTTCTATCGTGCAAGAAATACTTAGAATATCATCAATTAAGGAAGCTGTGATGTCACTGACGTCAGTTATGTAAGGATTTACTAGTAGACATTCTCGAATATATCTTGTTGCTTCCGATTGCTTTAGTTCCTCTGTAAACGGTTTTCCTATTAACGACTCTACCTCACATCCATAATCCCAGGTATAGATTTCGTACTTATATCTCGAACTATTGAGTGCTTTCCATGCCCAAACTAAGACAGCTTCCTTACCACTGACAACAACAGGGGCACCGTTCATAATGACTGGACTATTATTTTCAAAGTCCCATTTCACTTCCTTGTATAGTTTTAATTCAGTTACTGTTTCACTGCTTTGCGGCTGAATTATCGGGAAAAGATTCATACACTCACCACCTTGCAAAGTATGATAAATCTCTGTTCTTCCTCAATCGGAAACAAGAGTAATTCATCTCCGATCTTAAGCTGAAGAATTAGATCGTTTTTCAGGAGTACATCATCCTCTTGACTCATTCCTGCAACTTCTACAATAAGTGGCGCAACAGATATAACGTTCCCCAATCGATATATGGCTGGCATCTGCGTTTTGCCGTATTCTCTTATGTTCTTTATCACTGATGTAAACGGATTATTCTCCATTTCCTACACCTCCAGGTTAGTAAAGTTATTTTTAGGTTTGTGAAGATATTCCAATGTTTCACTTGCGGTTTTATCTCCGTTCTTATTCGGAAGAGAGCCTGCCTCTTGTTCATCCATGATATTCTTAAAATTCAAAGTAAGCTTATTGTAGTACTGTCCCAATTTCCAGGTATGGATATCTGCATCAATGTAGAACAGACCGTAGATTCCAGTGTATGGTTCTCTAACAACGACTGTCCCACCAGCAATATTGGCAATGTTACCCAAGTTATCGACCGTAATCCTTTGTGTTACTCCATTCTCTTTTATTAATTGTTTGGCCTTGTTTGTAACATCCTCGCCTTCTGATTGCTTCATGTAGCTTTGCATTTGCCCATATAGTTTAATCATTTCTGAATCTTTCTGTGTCGCTATTAAAACATCTTTATCATTGTAGATTACCACTTGATTTACCATGTCGTTTATACTTTCTGTCGTTGAAGCCTCCATCAAATTGCTACCTCCTTCAATAACTAAGGTTTCGTCAGATTTGGTTTTTTCAATTACAGTTAGATCCAAGCCGTTGAAACGGATCAAATAATGTTTCCCATTTTCCAGTGATGCTAATGTATAAGCGGTTTGAATGATATTGTATAAGCTTACTCCAATGAAGTTTCTCCTTATTTTTATTCCAGTGCTTGCAATTGCTCCCATGCTGATATTAAATTCCTTGCAGATTTCTTTGGTGATAGTCTCAGGACTTGCCGACTTAAATGTTTTTGTCGTTTCATTACGTTTTAAGTAGATGCCCCTATCATAGCAGGTTATACTGATCAAATTGTTTACAGTATTTTTCTGGCGTTCAAAAATATACCCTATGAACAATATCCGTTTATCTTGCTTAAACGTTACCATGTTCCCAAGTTCACATAATACTACTGGAACGTTTTTATCAGTATAGGACGAAATAACATCAAAATCCAACGTTCGCGAACACTGTTGATAATCACCGGACCATGTAATTGATTGCACTAGATGGGTTATGTCTACAGTTCCTTTGTTACTTGTTATAAGTAAATTGATCATTTGTCTAATCCTCCTATAATAAGCTTTTTGCTGGTAATTTAATCTTTTGACCTACTATGATTAGATTCGCATTTTTAATGTTGTTATATGATGCAAGTTTTAAATATAAAGATGAATTCCCATAATACTTACGGCATATTGAACACAAGGTGTCTCCAGGCTTTACAACATGCAAATCAACTTCTGTATTCGACTTTTCGCTTCCTCGTGTTTTATTCCTGGTCTCATTTTCTTGGATAACAGATAAGTTTCTATATTCGCGAAATGTTATTGTTGCATAAACATCCTTTGTTCCATCCCTCTCCCCATAGGATAAATCTGTAATTATCACGTCCAGATTTACCATTGTTTTTGAAACTGCGAAACGAAGAATGGTATGTTTGTCACACCATCCTTTGAACTTCTTTATATAATCATATGGAGTCAGTTTAGCATTTGGTTGATTGAATGAATACTTACTCGCTGGAAGCATACAATCGATTTTAATCGTAGAAAGTGTCCCGTGTCCCGGTAGGACAACGTCTCCTAAGGTATGGATATTGATCGTTTCCACGTTAATCCCGTGAGATATTTCAAAGCTAGATGGAGTTACTGGTAGAACTAACTCTGTATCCTTTACGACATCTTTTATCATAAATTTTAGCATCAGATTCCCCTCTTTCTTATGGTGTTAGTACCAACGCTTGATTAATTAGATTTGCAACTTGTTGAGCAACTCCTTTGATATCCGATTCCTTTTGTATAACAAAAGTGTTTCCGCTTATGGTGATTGGAACGCTTGAGCGATAATTGCGATTCTCGCTAGCAGTAAGGACTCTTTCACCTTCATGTAGATAGGCCGGGTAATTGTTATATGGCACGTATCCTAACCCTGTTGCGTATTTATTCACGCTTCCATTGTCTTGCGTTTCCGTTTTTTGATCGAAATGTACTCCTACTTTATCTTCGTCATACCAAGGAGAAAATGTACTCACATCCTCTTCTTCCTCTTCATTGTTGATTGCTGCTTCGAGTCCTTTGCTAAATTGTTGCCCCATGACATACCCAGCATTATAATAAGCATCCAGACTCCCGCTATCATTTAACAAATTCTCTGCCAGCGTTCTGTTCGCATCCAGTGCAAGTTGTGCTCCATCACTTGCATTGTATTCGTTTGATGCAATGGCTTGTGCTTCTGCAAGGATTCTTCCCATTTCAGCACCGGCTTTTGCTTCCTCTTCTTTACTGTATGATCGATACCTGTTATCTGCTTTTTTTCTCGCCTCTTCATATTCTTGCATCAATCGTTCTATCGCATCTCTTTGCTCTGAAGATTCTAAGTTCGTTTCTAAGTTCGTTTCCAATTTGCCAGACATAACAGAATTCATAACGTCTCTTTGGAATTGCTCTGCTTGGTTTTCTTGGTAGGCTTTCCATTGTCCAATTTGATTATAAGCCTCTTTCATGTCGCTACCCGAATTACCTTCGAGAAAGCTAATTTGATCTTCTATTCCTTTTTTTCGTGTATCGTTATACCCTTCACCCATAGATTTATCAAGATTGGTTTTGGCATCTTCTAATGTGCTTGTGAGTCCAGCGTAAGTCTGTGCTTGCTTTTCCATGTTACCTGCAAAATCAGCCCCCATATAATCAGCAATGGCTTTCGCAGCTTCACTACCGGGAACCAATCCATTACTCACCATTTCCTGAACTTCTTTTTTGGTTTTACCAGAAGCTTCAGTAAGATATGACCACACATCAATACCACGCTCTAAAAAAGGATTCAAATCTTCGAACGAGATTGCATCTGTGGTCTGCATTTGTCCGAGGGATGCTGCAATAAGAGTCATATCTTCAGAACTCATTCCAAGTGCAGAACCTGCATCTCCTACTTTTGCAAGTAATGGTAATAACTCCTCTTGTTTATATCCATAAGTTAGAAGTACCTTACTTAAATTGGTTAGTTCATCATAAGAAAATGATGTGGTTTTAGCAAAATCAGTTAATGAGTTAAGATATCCATCGGCTTTAGTATCTCCACCAAGAAGTGTTGTGAATGCTATCCTATTTGTTTCTCTATTTGAGGCTATTTCAGATCCGTTTGCAAGTGATTGATTTTGATTATTTAACACTTCTTCATACAGTTCTTTGTAATAGCTTTTAAAAGCCTCATCCTTATTATCAAATACTGCAGATTCACCTTGGAAATACCCCAAAATACCACCGCCCAATGCTCCAAGCACTGTACCAATTCCTGGAGCAATGGCCGTTCCTATTGCTGCACCCATAGCTCCGTTGGACATTACACTGCTGGCTACTATGCCAGCTTCCTCACCGTATGCACTCTTAATATAGGAGTTTGCTAAACCTTGAGCTATATTACTAACCATTGAAATAGCATCTGATGTACCATTAGAGTTAAGACTTCCCGCTGAACCCTTTTTTACAGTTGCTGCCTTATTATCCTTCTTGCTGATAGCATCTGTAAGGCTACGGATATCTTTTTCTGCTTGTTTTGCATTATCAGACACAAGAGATAAATTCCTGCGTACATTGTCATATTTAGCATTTGTCAACTCAAGCTTCATTTTTTCTGCAGATTTCCCTGTCTTGATAAACTGCTTTTCTGCCTCTTTAAGCTCACTTCTTGCCTTGTCACTATCTACTTTTAAGGTGATTTTTGTCCTATTAAACGCATCAAGCTTAGATTGTAACGCGGTAATGTCTTTGTTAAATGCCTGACATGCACTTCTCATGGTTGTAATCGCAGAAGAAAAATTATCCTTCGCGGAGATTGCTATACTAATATCCCGTGCCAAATTCCTAACCTCCTTTATTAAATAAAACCCTGCCATTATTGGCAAGGTTTTATTTCGTGCCATATTTAAACTATTCCTCCTCTGTAATTAATACTAAGTATCTAATTTACAGAATTTTCAATAGCTATATATTAGGCATTGTATCTATGTTCTTTTCAAAAAAGGCTCTTATTACAACTTTTTCTCCTGGTGGTAAGTTATAATAAGAACCTGGTAAAATATGATGCTTAACAAATAGGTAATACATAAGCTGCATATCAGCATCCGTATCTATTTTTTTTTAATTTCTTCTAGCGTTACCTCACGATACCCACTTAGTTTTTCTATTGCTCTAGAAAGATCTTCAATCTCACCAGGTAAGAGCATCTTTTTTACTAACTCAGCTGGGGTCACCGCATTATATTTGGCAAGTAGTTCTGTAGACTTTAGATTTGGCTCTATTGTACCAGCTAAAACAATATGAACGTTCATATCTTCTGATTGCTTCTTGCTAATTTCTGCTGCACGATTATAAGGTAAAGCCTGTAGTTTAAAAACAACAGAGTCCCCACATATCGCTGATAATCTTTTCACCTTGTAAGTTTTTTCTGGTAAAGCTGGTATTTCTGTTTTTAAAAGCAATTCTAGTGCATCCACCATAATTATGCTTCCACCTTATCAAGGAATCCATAGTTTGTAAAAGTAAATGGAGCCTCGATACTTCCCTTCTTGGCCACTTCCCAATCTGCCAGAGTTACGTCATCAAAAGATACATTTCGTAGAACAACACGCTCTGAGCCATATGCATCAGGGTCGTCTAACTTGGATATGATTGTGAATCGTACATCCTGTCCCCTCTTAATTCGATCTCCGATTTCAATAACCATTCGGCTGTTTACTTTATGTAGCTTAAGTGATCCTGTATAAGAGATTGCTGTAATCTTTTTATCAACTGCCATCTGTCCACAAAGATTTACATCCTCTTTTGTAAAGGAAGCTTTCGCTTGTAAACCATAGCATTCTGATACATAGTCACCGTCAAGCCATACCTCACCCCAGGTACCGCTCATTATTCTATTTCCCTGCATATTATCCTCCTTAGATTGTAATATTGAATTTAATATCTTCAATTGCATCGAGAATTGATATGTTTGCCTTTAAAAACACTTTATCATTTGTAGTAGCTGTCTTTAATTCCTGTTCATTCATTCCCGAAGTGTCTTTGCCATTGCTCTGAAGGTATAATTCTTGCGCATCAACATCAATTTCTACTGAACTAGTACCTTTTTCAAGGATTCCATCATTCTCTAATCCTACGAAATAACCATTTATAGCAGAAATCAGTAAACACTTGTTATCGTAGCTATTGGCATATTTTCCGATATAATTATCTTCAGCGGTTTTCTTGATATCCTTACGGATCATGTCAATTGCTTCAACTATTTTAATCTTTTTAAATACTTCTCCCTTGGTATCTGTTGTCGTCTGCAATGAATTGATTCCACGCCCAACCTTAACCTTTTCCCCATCATAGAAAATAATAAATTTTCCTGAATCAATTGCATCATCCATAGCATCTTTTGTTAATCTGTCTACATCCACAACTTCTGATAGTGCTGCATATGTACACGAAATCGTCATCGGAGTACCTGCTATAATTCCAGCAATTCTAGAACAATATTTTGCTGCTGTATATGTCTTTGATCCATCCGTGATACCGCTTGTCGTAAAGTTAATAATCGCCTCACTGTCTGCTGCAGTATTTGGAAGTACAGCCTTTGGAGTTAGTCCCAATTCCCTCTGTGACTTAATCCAATTTACAATATCAGTACACTCTGTTGTAGTGATATCTGGTGGACCAGCAAGATAGTCAAACGTCTGAGTTGCAAAATAACTTAATGCATCAGACAAATTTACTGCATCATGAGGAAGCACATAAACTATCACTTTCTTAGGTGGATTGACATGTCCAATTAATGCATTTTTAATATAATCCTGATTTTCTGCTCCAAGATCAACTGGAATCTGTGTAAGACTAGTTAGAACATATTTTCCATTCGCGTTCGCATCTCGCACTATCAGTGCTACGGTTCCTTTTTCTGATCGAGCAATTGCACTAGCGGCTTGAGTAGAAAAAGCCATATTAATATTAGGTAACTTCATATTATACCTCCTGTATTCTTGTAGTAACCGATGTTATAAGTGGTTCATGCTCACATACATCCGTTCTGTTGTCAAAATATTCAAATTGTAGATCTATATAAGCTTCATGCTCCTTCATACCACCGGTACTACTCTGCACTTTTATTGCTCTATCACCAACAGGAACATACCCTTGTGCAAATATTTCGAGAATACTTTCTTGCATACAAACCATTTCTTCTGGTTCGGATTGGGAATATTCATCTACTGTTGGATAGTATGTGATAGTGAAATACACCGTTTTTTCAATGGATAATCGTGAAACATCTCTTTGACTATGTTTAACAAATTCAAGCAAAAAAGACGGTCTCACAAAACCAATTGGGCAGGCTTGAATATAGACTGTAAAACTTGGATACTTCTCTTTAAGTAAGCGATTTATAGCTGTCAAAATCTCAATTCGTTTTACCATAACCTATCCTTCCAGTCTTTGAGTTATTTCTTTTACAAAATCCTCAATTTCATCTAACACTTTTGATTCAATAGAGCTTATAGTTGAAGAATTGCTGCTTTGCGAATTAACCTCATCTTTAGTATATTCTGCAATCCACTCATACAACTTTCTACGTTTTTCTGGTAATTCATCAACCAGTAATTTTAGATCCTTTTCAAATCTTCGTAAGTTAGTTAAATTTATGCTCTGCATCAAGCGTTCCTCTTTACTTAGATTTCAATATATTTAGTTCGTTTAATTCGAGTTCTTATGTACTATTAATTAGCAACTTATCGTTGGTTCTTTCAAGTACTTCTCTACATCTTAAATTATATCATAGTATTTTGGGCATTGTGGGCAAATTTCAAATGGTTCACTATTCTTTTGCCAATAACACTTCTATCTAATCCAATCTCATCGGATATCTGAATTAACTTCATTCCATCAATAAATCGATACTGAAATATCATTCTCGTTTCACTATTTTCAATCTCATTAATATAATCCTCTATCTCACTTAGAAATTGTCTACACTTAACTAAACGCTGTTCTCTGATACTTATTAATCGATTCAAATCATTTGCCACCATAGGATCATCCATTAATACACCTACTCTATAAGGTGTATATGGAAAATCCTTAGATGAAGCACATACCTTTCCTGCAACTACTGGTACCTCTACTCTTTTGTCATATAGATTGTCCAACTTCTTTTCCAATACCTCTATTTCACGTTTTAAGCTTCTATACTGTCCTAATTCTTCCTTAGTCAATCAGATTCCCTCCTTATTCATAGTGTTCCATAGTATAATCATTTCACAATTATCACAATGTGAATCTTGCTCTTCCTAAGCTCGGATACATCATTAAGATGAAAATTATCTGCTAAAGCATTACAATCTCAGCTCATAACTTCGTAGTCCGCCTAATTTTATAGCCCATAAAAGGAATATTGAACAGTTATAAACCATATAGGCTATAATTAATAATCTTATAGTTTCTTCTATCAAATAATAATGTTATTTTCTTTTGTGGCTGAATGCACATTTCCTTTTACTTGACTCCTATCAATTAATACTCTTAGTACTGCTTCTACCAATGAAGCTGATAACTGACATCCGCTGTATTTATCCTCAATAGCTTCGCATGCTATATTAATCTCATTTTCATACTCAAGTACATTACAATCCTTATACTGGATAAAAAGTCGATAAGTATCAGCGAAAATTCCTTTCACTTCCTGATCAGATGGTTTGTGATTTGTGATTTCATACATTATTCTACCTCCACTAAAGATCAATTTAGTAACGAGTGTACTTTTATTTTGACTTCTTAGTTACCGTTTCGTTACAGTTATAGCAGTTAGTTATACTGTGTTTCATCACTGATGTAACGATGTAACGCTAAATTACCATGTATAAATATTATACTTTTAACGTGTATTCTATTTTCTAGACACACACAACCCTATATAAATATCTATAAATAACCGTTACTTGCGTTACAATTCCAAATCAAAAGGAATTTCCTCTTTATTAGAAATTTGTGTGAACTCAGTATTTTCAGTGATTTGGTGCTGTTTCTCATTCTGATTGCAACTAGCATTATCTCCTGTTATTATTTTCAAAAAAATATACCGATCAACATTACCTTTGATGCGCTTACTCCTGGTTGGCTCCCCTTTTGACGACTTTGCTAATAAATCGTTTCGCGATGCCCAACTTAAAAATAATTGTCTGGAGAAGTTTCCACGATCACACATACCATTGAAAATATTAGAATTAATAACTGCATATCCATTCTCGATACACCCCCAAACCTCCCCTTTATAATTTCCTGTCATACGATCTGGCCAAAAATTATTGGTATGAACTTCGATATCTGACATGATAAAATCATAAGCTCTCTCTTCTTCCGATATTTCACCTTTGCTTTTCAACATTGCATAACATTCATCAAAGTCGAGATATTGGCCATCATCAAATATCTGTTCTGTTGCTATTTTATCAGCTGTTAGAAGGATACTCATCGGAATGATCTGCTTCTCTTCCTTATCTTCACCAAGTTCATATTGCTTTTCATAAATGCGATCTAAGAA